CCATCACCACTTCCATATGCAGATGTAGTTACCACAACAACCCATAAGACTCTGAGAGGTCCGAGAGGTGGGTTGATTATGTCTAATGATGTAGAGATGGGTAAGAGATTGGATAAGGCGGTATTTCCAGGAACTCAGGGTGGTCCATTGGAACATGTGATTGCTGCAAAAGCAGTTGCATTTGGTGAGGCACTTAAACCAGAGTTCAGAGAATATTGTCTTCAAGTTGTTGCTAATGCAAAATCTCTTGGTCGTAGATTAATTGAAAATGGTATCAATATTGTGTCTGACGGAACAGATAATCATATTGTTTTACTTGATTTGAGAAGTCTAGGAATCACGGGTAAGTTTGCTGATCAACTTGTGAGTGAAATAAATATCACTGCGAACAAAAATACAGTTCCTTTTGATCCAGAGTCTCCTTTTGTTACCAGTGGATTACGTTTAGGTACTGCTGCTCTTACTACCAGAGGGTTTGATGAAAATGACTTTGTTGAAGTTGCTGATATTATTGCAAGTCGATTAAACAACTACGAGCAAGATGGAAATAAAGAAGAGTGTTTGGTAAGAGTATCAAAACTTTGTAAAAGTAATCCTCTCTACTAAATATAGTATATCGTCGCCGCAGAGGGGCAACTGGCAAAATCCAGTTGATGCCCCTCTTTTTTATGCTATAATATGGGGGTCAAAACAAACAACCATGACTCTTTCTTCTTTTCTAAACACTCCCATCACCCTTGCAGATTATGTCTGCGACTATTTTGATGAGAAGTTGATGGACCCTGACAATTGGACTTTTCCTGTTACTGATAAGGGTATTGATGGTATTGAAATTGTTGAAAAGAAATTCGGTCTCTGGAAAGATGTTGTAAAGCAAAATAATATTGGTCGTGTTTTGGGCACCGACCAGCAAAAAGTTACTCTGATCAAAGAGGATATTGAACAAAATGGAGTTGACTGCAGTCAACCTTCTGTTTATATCGATATTGATACTGGTGATATTATTACTGGTGGTCACCGTCATGATGCCTGCTCTATGCTTAGCATCCCTGGATACATGTTTGTATTTGTGCGATGCGAAAACGCATGGGCTCGCAAACGATTTGCCAAATCTCTTAATAATGAACGAGTATTTCATGCAACTCTTAACGGACCAGAAGAAGTTATCGAGCACATCAAATTTGGTATTAAAGAGAAACAAATTAAATGTCAGCAAGAGATTGAAGATGAAATCAAACTTATCGCTAACAATTCTCTAAGTAAGACCGTGCAGGGGCGTCTTGTCAAAGAAATGGTCAGTTTTATTCATACTAATGGTATTAATAGTGTCAAAACTGAGCGTTATACGTCTCATAATGATAATACCTATCAAGAGTTTATTGATCGTTCTACTGATACCTATGTCAAGGATGTTCTGAACAATTCAGAAGTTCGTAATTATTATATCAATATGGCTAACTGGGGTTCTCGTACTAACCCTTTGATTACGGAGGCGGCAAAAACTCCTCTTGATTCCTGGATGAATATTCAAGCATCTGTTGATTTGCCATCTGCACGGGAATCTCTTCAAGTAAAACGAGAGAAAGTTCATAGTGTTGTTCTTCCTACTTTGAGTCAAACACTTGATAAGGTCTTTATGTATAAAGTTTCAAATGGTTGCTATCCTTGGCAACATAAGAATTGCACTCATGCTTTTCTTGCTCAAGACCATCAACAGGAAGGTGTCCGAGAGGGTCAATTTATCCGTAAGTGATAACTTAATAAAATAGGGGGGGAGGGGGTGGCAACACCCTCTTTTTTATGCTATAATACCGACAGGTGATATTATGACATGTCCGTTAAATTAGTCCTATTGAAGTCTGGCGAGCAACTCATCTCTGATGCCAAAGAACTTGTACAGGATGAGGTTGTTCACGGATACCTTCTAAATAAACCGCACAAGGTTGCCACACAAAAAGCACTCTTCTTGACTGAAGAGAATGAAGCACCCGATGATAACGTTGAGATTGTATTCTCTCCTTGGATTTTGTTGTCTTCTGATGATGACATCGTTGTTCCCAAAGATTGGGTCGTGACGATTGTGGAACCTTTGTCATCTGTATCCGAAATGTATCAGGAAAAAGTAAATGAGTAAAGCAGTTAAATGTCTCCTCGTTGATGTTGATAATGTTCTCATCAGTGAGGTTATTGAAGTTGATGCGGAACTTGGTAATCCAAACTGCAGACTAGTCAATCCATATCGTTTTCTTGGTGAAGGTAAATTTGAACCTTGGCCAAAAGCAACGAATCAAAAAGAATTGATGATTCGGTCAGAAGATATTCTGACTATTGCAGACCCCACTCCAGAAATTGTTGAAGAGTATCTGAAACTTACAGAATGAGATTTTACACGAACGTCCAAATGGTCGGGGATCACTTCTTGGTCCGAGGTTATGAAAATGGTCACCATTTCATGACTCGTGAGAAGTTTTACCCGACTCTTTTTGTCCCATCTAACAAGAAAACAAAGTACAAAACTCTTGAAGGTGAATATGTTGAATCAATTGAACCTGGAACTGTTCGTGATTGTCGTGAGTTTATCAAGAGATATGATGGTGTAGACAACTTCAAAATCTACGGAAACGATAGATACATCTATCAGTATATTTCTGAGAAGTATCCTGAAGAAGAGGTTAAGTTTGATACTACCAAAATCAAAATCTCCACAATTGATATTGAGGTCAAATCTGAAAATGGATTCCCTGACGTTGAGTCTTCTGCAGAAGAAGTCTTGCTTATCACAGTGCAGGATTACACTACCAAACAGATCCGTACTTGGGGTCAAGGACCATTTAATAACAAACAGCAAAACGTCATCTATAAAGGTTTCTCTACTGAGTATGAACTTCTGAATGACTTTATCAACTGGTGGATGATTGAGGAGAATACTCCTGAAGTTCTAACTGGTTGGAACAGTGAACTGTATGATATGCCGTATTTGGTGCGTCGTATTGACAGGATTCTTGGTGAGAAGTTGATGAAGCGTATCTCACCTTGGGGTCTTGTCACGGAACGTGAGACCATGATCATGGGTCGCAAACATATTTCTTATGATGTTGGTGGTATTACGCAACTTGATTACCTAAATCTTTATAAGAAGTTTACGTACAAAGCGCAAGAGTCCTATCGTCTGGATTATATTGCTAGTGTAGAACTTGGACAGAAGAAACTTGACCACTCTGAGTTTGATACGTTTAAGGACTTCTATACAAACGGATGGCAGAAGTTTGTAGAATATAACATTATTGACGTGGAACTTGTTGACCGATTGGAAGACAAGATGAAACTGATTGAATTGGCAATCGTTATGGCGTATGACGCTAAAGCGAACTATGCTGATGTGTTCTCACAAGTTCGTATGTGGGATACAATCATCTACAACTATCTGAAGAAGAGGGATATTGTTATTCCTCCAATTGTCCGTTCAGACAAAGACTCCAAGTATGCAGGTGCATATGTCAAGGAACCGATTCCTGGAAAGTATGATTGGGTTGTTAGTTTTGACCTTAATAGTCTCTACCCTCACCTTATTATGCAATACAACATCTCACCGGAGACCTTACAAGATACTAGACACCCTTCGGTTACCGTTGATAAAATCCTGAACGAAGAGATTAACTTTGAATTATATAAGGATAATGCCGTTTGTGCCAACGGTTCTATGTATCGTAAGGATAAGCGTGGATTCCTTCCAGAGTTGATGGATAAGATCTACAAGGATCGCACCGTCTATAAGAAGAAGATGTTACAAGCGAAACAAGAATATGAAAAGACTCCAACTAAAACACTTGAGAAGGAAATCGCCAGATGTAACAACATTCAAATGGCGCGTAAGATTCAACTTAATAGTGCTTATGGTGCTATTGGTAATCAGTATTTCCGTTACTACAAACTTGCCAACGCCGAAGCAATTACCCTATCTGGACAAGTCTCCATCCGCTGGATTGAGAACCGAATGAACAAATACCTGAATAGGGTGCTGAAAACTGATGAGGTTGATTACGTTATTGCTTCCGACACTGATAGTATCTATCTTAATATGGGTCCACTGGTGGACACTGTATACGAGGGAAGAGAAAGGGTAACTGAAAGCGTTGTGTCGTTTCTTAATAAGGTGTGTGAAACGGAGCTTGAGAAGTATATTGATCGTTGTTATCAAGAACTAGCAAATTATGTAAATGCTTATGATCAGAAGATGATCATGAAACGTGAGAATATTGCTGAACGTGGTATCTGGACTGCGAAGAAAAGATACATTCTCAACGTGTGGGACAGTGAAGGTGTTCGTTATGATGAACCTAAACTGAAGATGATGGGTATTGAAGCAGTTAAATCATCTACTCCAGCACCTTGTCGGACCATGATTAAAGAAGGTCTCAAACTGATGATGAACGGGACTGAAGAAGATGTGATTAACTTTATTGATAAATGTCGTGTTGACTTTAAAAATCTTCCCCCTGAACAAATTGCATTCCCACGCTCAGTATCGGATGTTGTGAAGTATAGATCTTATTCTAGTATCTACTCTAAAGGGACTCCTATTCATTGTCGTGGTGCTCTTCTCTTCAATCACTATATCAAAGAGAAAAAACTCACCAATAAATATTCACTTATTAGTAACGGTGAGAAAATTAAGTTCCTCTATCTGAAGAAACCGAATATCATTCAAGAGAATGTCATTTCGTTTATTCAGGACTTTCCTACAGAACTTGGTCTTGACAAGTATATTGACTATGACCTACAATTTGAAAAAAGTTTTGTGGATCCACTTAAATCTATTTTAGATGCTATTGGGTGGAACATTGAAAAAACTGTAAACCTTGAATTGTTTTTTAGTTGATGAATATTGCTATAGTTATTGCATTGCCACAAGAGGCAGAAGGAATCGAAGGATATCCAGTTTACTTGAGTGGTTGTGGTAAGGTAAATGCTACTATTGCCACGATGGCAGCCATCAAAGATGGTGCTGAGTGCATTATAAACTATGGCACTGCTGGAACTGTTTCTGATCATTCTGGATTACTTGAAGTGACTGGATTTGTTGATAGAGACATGGACGTAAGGCCATTAGGTTTTGATTTGGGACAAACACCGTTTGAGGATGGCGTTTTGATTGGAAAATGTGGTATAGTATGTGGGACAGGAGATACATTTGCGGTATCAACTCCAGAAATTGGATGTGATATTGTAGACATGGAATCTTTTGCGATTGCAAAAACGTGTCTTAAGGAAGATGTAACTTTTAAATGTTTTAAATACATATCAGATTCTACAGATGAGAATTCTGCAAACGATTGGGAACTGAATGTTCGTAAAGGAAACGAACTATTTAAAAATTTACTTACTAAAAATTATGGACTTTCTTAAAGAAATTGTAAAAGAGATTGGTGATGAATACACAAAACTCGCATCCGATATTGACGACACTGAAAACTTTGTGGATACGGGTTCGTACATCTTTAACGCATTGGTTTCAGGTAGCATATTTGGTGGCGTATCTGGGAATAAGATTACTGCCATTGCTGGGGAGTCTTCTACTGGCAAAACTTTCTTTAGCCTGGCAGTCGTCAAGAACTTCCTTGATTCTAATCCTGATGGGTATTGTCTATATTTTGATACTGAAGCCGCTGTTAATAAGTCTCTACTTGCAAGTCGCGGGTTAGACCTTAATCGCACTGTAGTGATTAATGTGGTTACAGTTGAGGAGTTTCGTAGTAAGGCACTTAAGGCAGTTGATATTTACCTTAAGAAAGCAGCAGATGAACGCAAACCCTGCATGTTTGTGCTAGACTCTCTAGGGATGCTTTCCACGGAGAAAGAGATTACTGACACACTCAACGACAAGCTAGTTCGGGACATGACCAAATCCCAACTAATCAAGGGTGCTTTCAGAATGCTCACACTCAAACTGGGTCAAGCAAATATTCCAATGATCGTTACTAATCACACTTACGATGTTATCGGTGCTTACGTTCCTACCAAAGAAATGGGTGGAGGTTCTGGACTTAAATACGCTGCCTCTACAATCATCCATCTCTCAAAGAAAAAGGAAAAGGATGGAACAGAAATCGTTGGAAACCTTATCAAGGCAAAGACTGCTAAGTCTCGTTTAAGCAAGGAGAATCAAGATGTTACGGTGCGTCTGTTTTACGATGAGCGTGGTCTTGATCGATATTATGGTCTTCTTGAGTTGGGTGAACTGGGAGGTCTCTGGAAAAATGTTGCAGGTCGTTATGAAATAGGCGGCAAGAAGGTCTATGCCAAAGCAATCTTGAAAGATCCAGAAACGTACTTCACTGAAGAAGTCATGGAAAAATTGAACACCATTGCAAAACAAACTTACTCTTATGGAACGAATTGAGACAACTATTCTGCGAAACCTTGTTTTCAATGAAGAGTACTCTCGGAAAGTAATTCCATTCATTCAACCTGATTATTTTGAGCAACGCTCTGATAAGGTCATATTTGAAGAGATTGCTTCATTTATTGTGAATTATGGTTCTGCTATTTCAATAGAGGCATTGTGTATTGAGATTGAAAGTCGCACAGATCTCAATGAAGGAGAAGTCAGAGAAACTAGAAACCTGACTTCAGAACTGACTGATGCTCCAGTGGATCATCAATGGTTGCTAGATACTACTGAAAAGTGGTGTCGTGACCGTGCCATTTATCTTGCCTTGATGGAATCAATCAGCATTGCTGATGGGCAAGATGAGAAAAAGAATCGGGATGCTATTCCTAGTATTCTTTCTGATGCACTGGCAGTCTCGTTTGATAATAATATTGGACATGACTACTTACAAAATTACGAAGAAAGGTATGAGTTCTATCACAAGAAAGAGGACAAGATCCCGTTTGATCTTGAATACTTTAACAAAATTACGAAAGGCGGTTTACCTAATAAGACTCTTAACATCGCGCTTGCTGGTACAGGTGTCGGCAAATCTTTATTCATGTGCCATGTTGCTAGCTCCGTGTTGTTCCAGGGGAGAAACGTTCTCTATATTACAATGGAGATGGCAGAAGAGAAAATTGCTGAACGAATTGACGCAAACCTTTTGAATGTTCCTATTCAAGATTTGACTGGATTACCAAAGTCAACGTTTGAAAATAAAGTAACAAATCTTGCTAAGAAAACGCAAGGCACTCTTATAATTAAAGAGTACCCTACTGCGAGTGCACACAGTGGACACTTTAAGGCACTTCTTAATGAACTTGCACTTAAGAAGTCATTTAGACCTGATATTATTTTCATTGATTACCTTAATATATGTGCTTCCAGCAGATATCGCCAAGGTGGCTCTATCAATTCATATTCATATATTAAAGCTATTGCAGAAGAACTTAGAGGGTTGGCTGTCGAAACCAAGGTCCCTATCGTATCTGCCACCCAGACCACTCGTTCTGGTTATGGTAGCTCTGACGTTGACATTACTGACACTTCTGAGTCCTTTGGTCTCCCTGCTACTGCTGATCTTATGTTTGCCCTTATTTCAACTGAGGAACTTGAACAA